CCAAAATTGCTCATTATCTGGACGTAAGATTTTTACCTTTGACCAAAAGTCTTTGTCAGTTGGATCAATTACATTTGAACCAAGTTCTTTCTCTAACTGTGCTACTGTAATTCTAATTTGTTTAACCACAGCCTCTCTTTCATCTTCAGGCAAATTCTTTATGTCAGGTGCAAACTCATTCAGACCTGTAACATATCTTTTTACTCCATTGTTTTCAAGACAGATCAATGGTTCTTCATGAAACACTCCTTCAAAAACGACCATTTGATTTCTCTCAAGTCCCATGTTAGATTGATTACTAACATAAGGTCTAATAGAAATAGCACTGTTCACTTTTAAAGATTGGTGTTTCTCAATCATAGTTGGTTGTTCCATAACAATTTGTTTTTTGGTTGGTTTATTCATTTGTTCTTTTTGCAACTTTCAGTTTTCACATTTCTGCTACTTAAGCTTCTGAACCACGTCAAGGTATTTGCTCTCAGAAGAACCTGGGGATTTTAATGCCCCCAGGCAAACTTGGTGTCAGTCAGACTGACTATATAGAGGGAGGTGGAGCCTCAGTTTAACCTCATCATTAGAAGGAACCGCCAGTGATAGGGTTTCTCATAACAATCTTAAGAACCTTAGTAGGATCTTTAACCCAGATAGCAGGCATGGTCTGAGACATGAACACTTTGTAACCATTGAAGTTGCCTGAAGAAGCAAATCCTTGGGTACGTCCCATGTAGTCCATAGTACCATTCTGGTAGAACCATTTCAGTTCATTGTCCCACTTAAGCTTCAGCATGTAGATGTTATCATTGGTGTTGTCAGTGATATCAAATACAATGAAGTTGTAAGAAGACAAAGGATAACCATCAATGATTGGGTTCTCAATGTCATTGGTGTGTACATTGTCAAATGCTGGGTTAAGAACAAACTTAACGTTTGCAAGGAATGGAATGGTGTAGCTTGTGAAAGCAAAACCAAAGTTCATGTCCATTGCACTCTTACCAGAGATTGCTCCTGTACCTGATTGATCAGAGTTAACGACAAAGCCACTAAGACCTGTACCAAAAGCTTCTTGTTTGATAGCTTCATTTACAAGACGCATACCAGCCATACCTGTTTGAACAATGATCTGACGCTGTGGATCTGGTCCTTTGAACTCAACCTTACCATTGTAAAAGTTGAAGATCTCAGAACGGAACAATTCAAGGTTGAAACCTGATTTGTTATACACACGCTTATAAGAGTTGTCAAGTTGACCCCAAAGACCTACTGACAGACGGATATCATCTGGACCATCTTGTTTGATGCGACCACCTTTACCCCACATCAAGTAAGACTCCATGTCATTGGCAATCTTAGTCAAGTGAGCAGCTTCCATTTTGGTAAGGAATGAACGAGTCAAGTTACCATTATCATAAGCTTTCTTAATGTACTCTTTACCCATTGCTTTAACCATGTCATCAATCTTTGTGATTGAAGGATCCATGTTCTTGTCAAAAGAACGCCAGATCTCAGTAACAGGAACAGAACCATCTGCATTCATGCCACCTTTCATCATGAGTTCAGCGCGAGAAGATACTGAGTAGTGAACGTGTGCTTCAGAACCACCTACAAAGTTATAAAACTCACGGTAGCCATTTGAAATTTCACCAATGTCAGAGAAACGCTCGCCATACTCACCACGCGCAGAACCAATGCGGAAGAACTTAGTACCTGGCTTTAGGTATTTCTTGTCAAGGGTCGCAGCGTTGTTGTTGTTGACAATCTGTACAGTGTAAATAAAACCATCAGAAGAAGGAAGAATATCTTCAGCTGTGATGTAAAGTTCCAAACCTTTGTACTTGTCATAAGTGATGATATCACCATGACCATAAGCACGCTTGTTAAGTTTGATTTGGAAGGTAGTACCATCAATACCAAGAGACTCTGTTGCAGGCATTACATCTTCAGTGATGTAAGGAAGATCTTGAATGATTGGAGTCTGCCATTTGTATTCACCGCGTGCGGTGTCTACCATGATTGTGTTCTTTCCTCCAAATGATGAAAGTTGATAAAGAGGCATCTCTACCTTTTGAGTCATTGCCCACAAATCAACAGGGCCAAGATCCATAGGTTCAGAATTCTTCATCATATTCAACAAGTGGTAAGAATCTACATGAGAACTAACTTTATAGTTAGTGTCACGTAGGAATAGGCCATTGTTTAAAACTGGTGTTGACATTTTGAAATAGATTTATAAATGATTGTTAATAATTAAAGACGTTTAAAAATATTATTTGATTGACGATTGATTTTTTTACCTTGAGAAGATCTTGATGGAGTTTCATCATCTGTATCGTGTACAGTTGAAGAAATCTTTCTTGCTTCTTCTGTTTTGAGTTTTCTAACTGTCTCCTGTGTGAGTTCATTCTTTACTTGCTTCTTGATGTTTTCTTTATAATCATCAGGATCAGAAAGTAACCAAAGAGTTTCAGCAATTAAATCATAACGTGGTTCTTGACCAAACTGATACTCTTCTAAAAGTTTACCAAGAAGGTTTGTTGGACGACCTGACATGCTACCATATTTTACAGTAGTCAATTCATCCCACAAAAACTTTTGACGTTTGTTATCAAGTTTAATACCATTAAGATCTGCAGGTTTAAGAGTATTGTATATGTTGTTCATGTACTGCTCTTTCTTTGCAACCTGTTCTTGACGAAATGTTTCTTGTTGTGCAAGTTTAGATTGAAGAACTTGTTCTTGCATTTGATCAAGTTTTGGTTTAAACTGGTTTGCTTTCTTGTTTAAAGTACCAGATTCTGCCCACTCTTGAATTTGATCTTCAATCATGGTTGCATCACCACTACCAAAGTTTGTAGCTTGTAAATATTGGCGTACAATATATTCTTGATGGTTCTCATTAGAAGGATCAAGATCCATCATCTCTTCTGTTTGAGCAAGAGCTTGAAAAAGACCTTTCATATCTGTACCACCGCGTGCAACATATTCTGCAGCATATTGTAATTCTGAAGGCAATGACTCAAAAAACTCTTTTGGAGTTTGTTCACGCACAGCTTTTTCTTTTTCTTCAAAGTTTGCTTGAATAAGTTCTTTCCAATCCTTCATTGTGTATTCAGAAAGATCTTTACCATCATCAAATGGAATGATCATTCCTTCATCAATAAGTTTTGAGAATGTATCAACCATTCCTGACTTATCAATTTTTTTACGTCCTGTATTAGATGTTTCAGAATCTTCTTCAGAACCAGGTAAAAGATTCTTGTCAAGGTCTCCTAAGATTTCTTTTGTCTCTTCTGCAACAGTTTCTTTAGACTCTGTTTTTGTTTCATCTGTTTTATCAATGAAACTCATATCCACAGTTTTGTTAGGTTTTGTGAATATGTTGTTTTTTTCTTCAGACTCACCATCTGAGGTGACAATGCTCTCTGCACCAGGCATAGGTAAAAAGTCATCAATGCTATCTAGATTGACGCTATCTACTGTTGTCTTTGGTGTCATTTGATTTTCTGTACTCATACTGTATTGATTTGGTTGGTTGTTCAATGTTCAATAATAATTTAGCAAATAAACCTAAAAGATTTACACTACGCAAGTGTATATAATTACAAATTATACACTATAACGCTAATTATTTTTTCTTATCGTATTTATTTTTGTTTGTCTGTGCAACTTGAACTTGTTTGTCTGCAATTCTCTCTCTTGTTCTAAGTTCTTCTCGCTTTAATTGCAATTGTTTTTCATCAGAAATCTGTTTATTAAGTTCGCGTTCTCTATCAAGAGTTGCCTTTTGATCTCTCTCATTCTTTTTGTCAAGGTATTCAAGAGTGTCAATATAATCAGATTGCTGATTAGCATTGATGTCTTGCGTTGCTGTATATCCTGCTGAACGTATTTCTGCAATTTGCATTTGACTCTGCCTATCAAGAGCACGTTGTTCTGCTTCAAATTTTTGTTTGGCTTCTTGACGTTCAGTTTCAGCTTGCTGTTTCATTTGTTCAGTTTGCTGCATTTGCTGCATTTCTTCTTGCTTAGCTTTATTAGTCTTCTCTTCAATAGTCTTCATTACATGAGTAATCTCAGCAAGAGAATCAGATTTGATAATATTTCCAAGATCATAAATAGAAGCTCCAGAAGTATTATTCTGCATTGCAAGACCTCTAATCTGTTCAATAATTTGACGCTGATTTACTTTTGTAGAGACAAATACATTCAAATCCCTTGCTAAAAGTTCTGTGCCATTAATCTCAAAATTAACTTTTTCATCAAGAGTAGTCATATACTGAAGACGTACACTAGGTCTATTTGAATTATAATACTGTGCAAGATCTGTACGCATCTGGTGCACACGAGGCATGACATACTCAGAGTGTTGAACAAAATACATTTCAGTCTGAGAGTAACTCATGTTGATTGCCTGTTCAACACCTGTTGCTGTTTCCTGTGCGTTTACTGCACCCATACGCTGTGGTGACACACCAATTGCTTCAAAACACTGTTGTTTAAAATGGTTTGACAATTGGATTCTTGACATCAAACGTTGAGTCTGTTCAAGATTCAAAGTCTGATAATGCTGGAAATTAAGTGCATTTTCAGTATTTGTGATAGATGTATCCAAAGGCAACATCTGGAAGTTCTTCATTGCAACAAATGCTTTGGAGAAATTGTTATGCCCCCAGTCCTCACCCATAGAGTGACGTGGTAATGCATTCTGATCAAGTACAATTACAGTACCTAATTCATCTACTAGAATGTCTGCAATCTGGTTATTCACAAGGTTATAACCAACCTGATAAGGTTTCATCTTGTCCACAAGAGACATAGACTTGGTATTTCTTTCTGTAAACACAGAACCTTCCACAGGAAGTTTACATCCATAAAGAGTAAAGTCTCCTTTAAACTGATATCTTATAGGTTTAACATTGAGATATATTGGTGTGAATCCAAGATTATCAATATTGCCGTAGAAAGTTGGTCTGTTAGGTCCAATCTTAGTACCTCCCCATACTTCATTAATCCATATCCAATCAATGTGTTCGCCTTGTATAAGGGTTTCTCTTGTTTTATTTTTAATAACTGATGTATCATAAACTGGTTTCTCAACTATTTTGTGGTTCTCATCTACAATCATATCTGTCACAATTCCTTCTGAATCCACTTTTGTAAGATGTCCTACCATCCTTTGACTTTTCCAATAGATAGTAGTAACACGCAAAAGACCAGTGTTAAAGTAATCTGTAAGATCTTCTGACTCATTAAGAATACTATAAAGTACATCATCTCCTGTATTTACAAATGTGTCTCTGAAACTTGCAAATTGACGCATTCCTAAAGAAGGACCTTCAACGTTCCATGCATGTGATTTTGTAGCATCATAGAATGAACCATCATTTTGTACACCAGGAATAAAATAACCAGCAGATTTAACAGGATAAATAGCCTCTAATGATTGCATTTGGTCATCTGTCATAAGATAACCAAATTTATCAATAATGTCTGCAATAGTCATAAGATCCATTCTGCCTGCCCAATTAGACTGAGAGATATATCTTGCTTCAGGAGATTTATGATAAAAACAAAGTACAGGATTCCATACTTCAACATCATAATCATCCTCATTCATTTTAAAATGCCAGAACTCTCTATCAGTAATGAGCATGTCTCTAAAAGCAATATTCTCAAGTTCTTTGATTCTATAACGTTCTTCATCAACATTGTGTTGGTGAGTTGCCCATTGCTCTACAAGAGATCTGTAATCTTTTTTAAAGAACTGTTCAATTTGAGGTAATGATTTTATTGTTTCAGGAGCCATCATTTGTTGTGCTTGTTGAGCTTGCTCTTGATCATTCATGTCTAGTCCCATCTGAGCAATTTTTTCCATCATTTTTTGCTCTTCCATTGTTACAAGTACATTTTCTACCATTGCTCTTTTTTCATCAAGCATTTCATTATATGATAAATCATCCACAGCTCTGTACATGATTTTATCATTTCTCTTCATAAACTCTCCTACCATAACATTGATAACGTTAGGAATAAGAGGAAAGAATTTGAGTTCAAATGCAGAACGATCTTCTTTTGTAAGAACATCAATCATTTCTGCCATTTCATTATCTTCTTCTACAATGTAGTCTGTTCTGTCAATAATACCTGCGGCAAGTTTGTAGTTTTTTAAAAGTTTACGCGCGTTTCTTCTCAATTGCTTGATACCTTGCAGTTCAAGCCAGTCCATGTTCCATGCTCCCCAAGATTCATCTTTTTCAGATCTTGACAGAAACTGCAAAGGCTGGGTAAAAGTACCCATTCTGTTTTGTTCAGCTTTTGCACCATTTTTAAGTTGAAGCGCATTAAATATTTTTGCCATGACTCTTATTTAAAATTTTTAAATGGATTCCTATTTCTTACATGTAGTTTTGATACAGGTTGTATTTCCTTTGATGCAAGATACGGATTCATAAATAATCTACCATTTTTATTTGATTTATGCAAATTTGTATCCTCTTTAATAGTTCTTCTTATAGGACCTCTATTGACTTGTTGAACTGATGCAAATGCTACAAGTGCAGCAAATGAAACCAATCTATCCACGTTTAAACCTTCTCTGTAAGCCAACATTTCTTTTAACAGCATTATATCAGGTATTCTCTCTACCCCATAGATTGTCTTTACAATCTCTCCATCTTCTTTTGTAACATGGTCTAGTTCTTCTTCTAACCATTGTACAGCATAAGATATAAGGTTTGTTTTAAACAATGTTCCTACGTTTCTCCAACCATACTCTTGATAACCATTATTACTACTTGAAATCTCTTTAAGGAATAATAACTGATTTTTTGGTACAAGATATCTCTGTTTACGCTTAGACATCATGTATTGGATGAACTGAGGAATATTATTCTCCACAAGTGTCCATGCATTATAGAGTTCTATAATCATCTCTAAACGTTCATGGGTTCTATTAAGATCATTAAAACGTCCACACCATGAAGCAACAATCTTATCTTGTTCCACAATATGTTCTATGGATCCATCAGGATTATGTTTCTGTATTTCCTGCTGTGTCTTGTACACATAGATTGAACATAGGGATTCTGAGGTTGTAGTTTTACCTTCTGATACTGGATCGACTGAAGCGTAATAAAGACCAAATGGAGGACTTACAATAGGTCTTTCATAAAGAACTACTACACCTTCTTTATCTTCTGTCTTTGGAGATATTGGAAATTCCATGATAGGAATTTTTCTAGAGTCTTTAATCTTAATCTTACTATCATCGTCTCTGTATAATTCTACATGTTCTGCAAAGTATTCTTTGTCTTCAATTCTTCTAATTTGCTTTGTCAAAAGATGTGTTGGGAATCTTGATTCTTTTCTAGAAGCAAAAGCCTCTTCAATATTGGTGGGTTTCTGAGAAATTCTTAATTGATAATCTTGAGGATCCAATGTCTTTTTCCAAATCAGACGCTCCGCATCAATCATCTTCAAAGCCTCTTCTACAAGAGAGTTTCCATACTCGTCAATACAAGGTCTCATAGACCATTGTTCTGGTATGAACAAACCACATTTACCTATTTCCCAATTTGGATTAAGAAGATTTGTTTCTACTGCAAGTACATCCTTTGTCTCAGGATTTAAAATCATTTTACGCAAAGGATCACACTGGTCAAGATCACCCACAGAACCTGCAACCACAAACATACCTGTATACTCCATACCAGATTTCATGGCAGGTAACAAGTACTCAATGGTTGTGTTCATTTTAGGTGCAATACCTGCCTCCTCATGAAAAAAGAATGTACAAGGTCCACCAACACCATTTGTAGGATCTTTGTCAAGCACAAGACCCATGATTGCGGATTTTAAACCAACGTCTCTTTTCTTACCTCCTTGATTTACCTCAATCTTCTGCTCCCAGTTTAAAACTTTATCAGGGTTACAAGGTCTATACCAAGCTGTATGAGTGTTAAGAAAGTTTCTATACTCCTCTAAAAAACGCCAAGTACCTTTCTCATTTATGTAGTCTTTAAGAGATCCTGCCATTTTACTAATAGAACCTTCCTCAAACCAAAAGTAGTTTATGATCTTACCACCATGGTAGTATGAAGACGCAATTTGACGTTTCTTTAAAATGGCAACATGCATTGAAGATTGTTTTGCAATCTCCTCATACAAAGCCATGTGATACTGTGCATCACGTACATCAGCAAAAGCAAATCTGGCAATCTCTTTATTATAGATAGGAAGGAAATTTAACCACATATAGTAGTCTCTGGGTAGATACCAAGTCTTTCCTTTATTGGTGTATATTACACCGTTCCTGCACTTGTACTTTTCTGTATCCCAGTAATCAACATAATCTTTAGATCTGAAAGGAAATACACAATAAGTCCTATCTTTATTAAATTTTCTAGCTTGTTCATTAAACGCTAATGAGCATTCATCAAATTCATATTTGCCAGGTTCTTTAAATACTGTCCAAAGAAAATCAACAAAATCTTTTTTTGTGTTGAATTCTTTAAACCCCCATGTTGTTGATTCATGGTCGTATGTAGGTACTTTTATATACATATCAGTCTTTTGGTTCCTCTACAATGATCTTCACACTGCGAGCATCTGTAAAATTCCAAATAACTCTTTTAACAACATAAACATCTCTGTTCCAAGATACCCATTCTCCAATGCGTGGAACAGCGTTCATATTTCTAGTAATGATTCTGCCATCATTGATATGACTCAAAGTTACTTCCATCTTACCTAATATATTATCCTTGGTCATATGCAATGTGTTGTCCACCTCTGACTTGACTTTTTTGTTCTTCCATAAGGTCTTTGTACGTCCCTTTAAAAGATGTTCTAATTTGCTCAAACTTTGCTGCAGCATTAACCAAAGAAGTGAGATTACCATCTCTACCGTGGTCAATAGCTGTGGTCTCCATATATTTGGCCAATCTATCAAGCATGCTTTTAATACCCATATACGCGCGATAAGTAGGGGTTTCATATAACTTTTTGCAGAACGCAAGCGCAATAACAATAGCATCATCTTCCGTTGAGAAGGTGACTTTAAGTTGTGACAAAATAAATTCTTCTTTTTCATTTTCTGCTACATGGAAAAAAGGGTTAAGATCAGGATTAGGACAAGTCATATAGAACAAATACGCGTACACTCCCATATAATCATCAGGATACTCTGTCATTAAGTTTTTAAGATCCTTCAGTGCATAACAATGTTCAGTTGGAATTATAACCCCATTCTGCACGTCAAACAGTTTTATTATCATTTTTTTACTTTTAGAAGTTTACTTTGATTGTCTTTATACCATAATAATACAGACATAACTTCATCTTTCATGTAAGACATTTCATATGGTACAATGTTTTTAATAATAGGATCTCCCTCCACTGATTGTTTTAATACAGGATATCCATACTCATCTTTTTGGTCTTCCTCTTCAAATTGAATATGATGTAAAACTAATTTGCCAGGTTTAAATGTTGGATTATGCTTCAATATAATATACATATAAATAGACAACTGCAGATTATAATGGTTATAATTACAGTCGTCTAAATGAGATACAGGAGCAAGCATCTTTTGAGAAATACCTTCCCAATTTCTAAATGACTCTGTTTTAATCTCTTTATTTGTCTTGTAATCCAGTATGTTCACTGTACCGTCAACAACCTCTACAAGATCACTCTGACCGCAGATTCCTGCACTTCTCAGATACACCATGTGTTCAGGATAGATACCATCCATCAACTTTTGAGATGATGCTATTTTTCTTCCTTCATCATCCACCATAGGCCTGATGACTGCAAGTTCTTTATCATATCTGACAATAGTGTTACAATTGATGATGTCGTTCTCCCTTTGGGCGTGATACCAGTTTCCAAGGTCACAGGCTCTGTCTGATTCTTTCTTCCAGATCTTTTCAATCTCTGCAGTTGTCTTGCCAAACCATTTACTCTTTTTATTTTCTGAACTCTTTTTCGCGACATTTTTAGGATTGAAAGGTTGTTTTAAATGACTTAGTAGGGTAGTGACACTAACCCACTGAATATTATCTTCTGATTTGTAACTATGGTTTGCTGGTTCAAAAATTAAAGACATGGGTTATTTGTTTATACTGTCATGTAACGCATCTGCTTCTTCATCTGACAACTCTGCACCCCAAAAACCTTTAGGGCATTCAGAAGATAAAGCTCTTGTTTTAAATGTCAAAGAACAACCACATTCTGAACAACAAGGATATGTACCAGGCATAGCACACTTTTTCCCTTCTAAATCAATGTGGATACACATGTGACATATTGTATTCCTCTGTCTGGCAATACTTTCAATATCCTCATTCTTAAAGATATTGTTTTTAATTCCTTCAAGGATTTGACCTTTGGATTTCCAGATTCTTATTAGATTACCCATTGTTTTCTTTTCTAAGATATTTGTATTCTTGTTTTCTTATTTCTTCTTCATTCAATTTTTCATGCATCACTTTCATCTTTTCAAGGTTGGCTTTCTTTTTCATCAGAATGTCGTATTTGACAAGTGACATATCAGTGCCAAGTTCTTTTAAAATGTTCTCATGATTGATCATTTTGCTATCAAGACGTTTCTTCTTAAGGACAAAATTACCAAGGTTTGGTACATAAATGCCCACATCATCAATAGCACTCATCTTCTTTTGTAAGGTATGATAAAAGTGAGTTATGACCTCATCAATAACTTCTTCTGGAATATCCAGTATGGCAGAAGTTTTCTTTACTATCTCTTTACGCTTTACTGGCTTCAACTGACAAGAAGTTATAGTTCAATAAAACATTACCTGATTTATGTATATCCAAATTAGGATTCAATTGGATCAGTTTGCGTTTGTCTTTTTTATTCTCAGACTTCACCACAAACTCCCTTGATTGTAATTTGGATATCCTGTTGCGTATGTTCTGTGATCTGATAGCAAATTCTTCCATGACATTTATATCATAGATTTTTTTTGCAGCAGCATTACAGAACTTACCTAACTCCATTGGTCCCCATAAGGCCAATAGAGTAAGGAGTTCAATGTCTGACGCTATGAGATGTTCTTTCTTAAAGAAAATCAACTCAGTAATGATCTGATACTTGACCAGATCATACGCGTTCAATCTTATTTTTTTCTGTACTCTATTGACTTGCATGACTTTAAATTATTATGTGTCATAAGAGGTATTCTCTCTTAGTACGCTTAAACGGAATGACAATACGATTCATCAAACAATCTGTAACCTCCACAAGATTACAAGGCGAGTGTTGTGCAACGTTTACACTAATGACACATTATTAATTTTAGAAGTTTACTTTTCGCGCTTTAAACTTCTCATAGTTGGTTTCTCTTCTGACATGTCCATTTCTTCATTCTCAGACTCATCAGAAGACATAGGTGCTTGCATCTGGGCAATCATCATGGTAGCTTGAATACGTCTTGCCTCTTCCTGCACAGTCTCACTCTGCAGTTTTGCAAGCTCATGGCGGAGTTTAGCCATTTCAATCTGTTCAATATACCATGCTTTCACCTCTTCTTTGGTTGGTTGTTTTTCTGTTGTTTCAGTACTCATTGTAATAAGTTTTAAAATTAATAACACAAATATACTTCAAAAGTTTAACTTGTGCAAATTTATGTTTACATTTATCAAAAAACAAATCATATGTATGTATCATTAGAAGAAGAAAAATTCACAATTGTAAAAATGTGTGAACTATTAGAAACAAAAAAATTCCATCCTTCTGACACTGTTGTAGCAATGGTAAGTCCTGATTACAGTGCCACTATTGCAATGCATGTCGCACATCATCTGAGTGCTGATGGTGAAATGCTTGACATCATACCTGTTCCTGTGGCTTATCCTGATGAAGATCCTGAACCTAATAGAAGAACGTTTATGAATGTCAAAAATCCCTATGGATTACACGCTTTTAAAAAATACAAGAAAGTTATTCTTGTTGAAGCAGGTATAATAACAGGCAATAACTATAAGTATTTGACTGAACTGTTTAAAAATAAAACTGACTTAGAAGTATACACTGTGGCACAATATGAAAATGTCCACAGTGTATACAAGTCAGATTTTGTAGGTAGATACTATGACTCTGAAAAACAAGAGTTAGAGTTCTATTGGGAGCGTTATAATAAACACTGGATTAAAAAACCCACTACAAAATCTTCTGAATAATACCAAAAGATCCTGACATAACTTTAACCCAAGTTGTTGCATTAACCTCTGTTCTAGCTCTTAAAACCAAAGCTATAGAAGATGCTCCTGTGACAATTGTACCTTCCATTATATGTTCTCTTGATATTGAACCTGGACCGTTCAAACTTATTGTTCCACTATCAACTGCGGTGATTGTTTCATAAATATATGCTCCTGCCGCTGATGATGTAGGATAAGCTCTTAAATAGTTTATTGAAGTAGCACTACCACTTGTAAACGCTATTGCCAATACTGCAGCTGTTGTGCCAACATTCGTTGTAATATGACACTTAAATTTAAAGTAGTATGTAGAGTTTGCTGCAAGAGTAACTTGTGAAAATTCTAATACTGTACTAAAAGTATTAGAAGTATACTCTGCAGTATCTGATGTTATCTGTCTTATTACAGGAGCAATAGAAACTCTATCTACGTATTCTGTAGTTGCAAGCTTTGTGGAGTTGTCACTAATAGCTTGTGTAACAGCTGTTGGATTCCCTGTGAAACTAGGAGATGCAATAGGAGCTTTAGCATTTAACTGTGTTTGAATTGTAGTAGCTGTGTTAGCACCTGCTAAAGTATCAAGTTCATTTGCCTTTATAGTAGAATACCATACTTTACCAGAAGCATCAGAAACAAGAACATAATCTGCTGGAAGATCTGTTGCAGGTGATATCAAAGATGTCAAAGCACCTGTGCCAGCATCATTTATATCTTTTATTTCAAGTTTATTATCTAAAGCTGTCTGTACAAGAGTTGATATAGGCTTATCAATATCTGAGGTGTTATCAACATTGCCAAGACCAATATCTGTTGCTGTAAGAGCAACAGTTCCTGTCTGTCCATTCACAGATATTACACTGGATGCAATACCTAAATTAGAGAACTTTAAAGGATCAACATCAATTATAGGATCTTCAGTGTATTGTGCCCACTGAGTGTTTGCATTTACAGTACCACCAAGTACAGTCGTAAAAGTACCACTCTTAACTTCAGCAGTACTGTTATAGTCTGTTGCTCTTGTTGGTGCAGTTGGTGAAGTATGGATAACATAAATACCATTATCCTCTGGATTTGGTTCATCTTTCAATAGAACACGGTCTTGATCCACAAGTGTAACATCATCCAGATCATCTCCAGCATATAAGCCAAGACCAGTACCAAATGAAGGAGGAGTAGCAGCAACAACTGAAGCAACAACTCTGAGTCCAGCAGCAACAGTGTCAACATAGTTCTTGTTAACAATCTGATTACCATCTTGGAATCCAATAGCTGGTGTAGGAGTTGTTGGCGTACTGCTGAACGTCTTAACTCCATTAAAAGTCTGTGCACCAGAAGTAATAATTGCACTTGGTGCAATATTAACTACAGGTTGTGCAATAGATCCTGATATATATATAGGACTGTTACCATAGACCTGATCAACACTACCACCACTTGTTCCTCCAGAAGGAAGAATAGCGTTTATTGCTCTGCGTGCTTCAGAACTTCTAAAGAACTGTGCTACTGAGTAGCGTCCATATTTTACTAAGAATGACATGGTTGTTTGTTTTTAGTTGTTAGTCATTAAAAAATTCAAGTACAAAATAGTCAAGTGCTCTTTCTTCAGGATCAAAGATAGAACTTACCAAAGTAGGAACACCCAGTTTACTTTCAAATACAAACACTCCTTTAAAGTGGTCATTCAACCAATCAACAACAGTTTCACCTGTGAAATCAACAATTGAAGGAATGTAAAGATAAAGACCATTAGCACCAGTATAACTATAATTACGTTGCTGAACCAGTGAATAAAAACTAATATACACACGCACAGCATCTCCTTCAATAGCAGGATTTGGTACATTAGGAATCTCAACACTTTCAAATTCCATATAAGGATTAACACAAAGTCCTGTACAAGGAACATTATGGTAAACATCCGCATACATCTCAACTAATTTCTGTTGAGGGTGAACAAGCTTCTTTTTATATAGAAGAGCGCCAATAGAAGGAAGAACACCAAACTTCTTCTTTACATTAACAAAGTACTTTATCATGACTGTAGTATTTTAAGATTTATAGTTACATATATAATATACAAAATATTTTTGACAAAGATATAACAATCCCCCCTATACAACAACACATATATAATACCCCCTCCCATAAGGCATATCAATTTCTGATGAGGGAGTGAATTGGGGGATATGAAAATTTTATGAGGAAGTGAATTTGGGGGATGTCTACCAAGCAGCCCCCCACTACGTGGGGCCAAGACACCCACCCCCCTATTAAATCAGCCAGATAGTGCTGCTTGTGCTGCGTCAGACTTGTGCTCTGACGTAAGAACACAATACACTGTAAGGTACAGGAGACTGTGACTGCCTGATCAAGTGTCACAAACACTCTAATCTTTTACACAATGAACAACACAAACGAGTTCAAACACCTCAAAGCTGTCAAGCAGCGTGACACAATGCAGAACATTGCAATGGTAGTAAGCGGTCTATACTCTATGGGGCCACTCTATCTGATGCTGTTTGGTCTAATGACACCTACAATGGCTGCACTATTGTGCATTCCTGCTGGCATTGCCTTCTGCGTTACATTGACCTTGAACAAGTAGGTTAACTGATGAGTCTTCAGTAGACGTAAGCACTTAATGAAGGGTATCCTTCGCCATATTATATATGGTGTGCTATTAACCAATTAAACACTATTAACTATGGAACACACATTCCAACAAGAGATCATCTCTGAGATCTCCAAGTATCAGAGAATCATTGAGCGTATTGAACTCAATAAGATCACAACACACTGTAGTCTTATAGAGGATGATGAAGAACCTGAAACGCCAGAGCAGATCAGGGAATTTATCAAGTATTCTCAAATATCAATTGTAAACATCATTGACAGGATCAACATGCTCAGAAATGAGTATGAGACTGTTATTGGTGAAGTCTGCCCAGTTTAAATGATTGACAGGGGAGCAGTATCCTGACCAACACTGCATTTGATTTGTTAACGTCTGAGCTACAAGATACACTATGTGCACACAGAAGCTTAGTGAAAGTGCATAATTAAACACAAACACTATGAAAACCTCAATTAACAGTTTCAACATGAACTTTGGAATCCAAAAGAGGATTGTTAACATGGAAGGAATCAGATACACTTACTTGACATTCAAGACAAGGGTAGAAACCACATTTCCTGTTGAAAAAATCAAAAAGCATAATGGCTTGATGATTTACGCTTCCAGGAGTAAGCCAACAAAAAACAATCCTACAGGTGATAAAGTATACTTGTGGATTAAGTTTGCTGCGCCTGAAACACAAGAGAATAAAAACTATCTCTTGTATTTAGGTACTATACTTAAAGAGTATAAAATTGCCAAAGTAGAAGAAGATTATAAGAACATGACTACACAAGAAGGCGTTGAATATGCTGACATTGTAAAGCATGCTCCATCT